TTTAATAAAATAGCAACAAATAGGTTTAGGCCCATTCTCTAAGGGAACTGCTAAAAGGTGACCGTTTTTCATCTTAGGGAAATACCATTTAACGTCGTTGTAAAAATTTACTATTTCGATAGGTTTAAATTCAACTCTAAAACTACTTAAAGGATTAAAACATAACGCTTCAAATCCCCTGTCATTTAAACTAGTCAGTGGTAATATTTCAATATCACAACTGCTTTGAGGATCACCGACAGCAATAGACCAATCTAGGGGCATAGCTATTTCGTGCTCGCCTATTTTAAGCACCATTGCGGGGCTGTTAAAACTTTCAAGAAAAATTAATGGTTGAAAGAAAAAGTCTGGATCTTGCGGATTGCTGTTATCAAGTACAGCAAACCGCATACTGTCATCTACTTCGTCTGGTAGATTATTTAAATCGAACGATATGTTGTCTAGGGTTAATATTTGCATTCTTATATTATACAACAAAAATTTAATTTGTCAACCACTCCAGTCAACTTTATCTAAGGTAAACGGATATTTGGCCTCTTTGTAAAATTTCTTACGTTGTGTTAAATGTCTTTTCGCGTATTTGCACGTGGAGGTAATATCCCAGATCTGGACAAAGTCCTTATCCTCTGCCTTACGGATTCCCCGTCCAATAGATTGGATAACCCTAACAAAGCTCTTTCCGGGCTCCAAAAGAACCAGATTAAAAATCCTAGGGATATTAATACCCACAGCGGCCACACCATAAGTCGCCACAATAATCTTGTTATCGCTAGTTCTAACTTCATCGTATTCTTCTTTCCTGTCTTTGGTTTTAACTTCTCCGCTTATAAACACACTACCTTCTAATTCATTAACTATAAATTTTCCAGAATCGATCCTATTTACTAGAACTAATGTGTTTCCACTTTCTGAAATACCTTTGATCATTTTGCTAATATAAATCATACGATCTTCATCAGTAACTAGATATTTCAATTCTTCTGCATAACTTTTAAATTCTGGAAGATCAATTAATTGAGCAATGCTTACATGACAGTTACTAAGAACACCCTTTTCTTGTAATTCGTGTGCTTTAATACCACCAATAACAGGTCCTATGCTGGCAAAAATGCTTTCATATTCAAATGCTTCTTTAGGTATGGTTCCAGTTAATCCCCATCGAATAGGAGCATTTGATAAATTTTGTGTTAACAAGTTTTTAAGAACTTCAGCTTTGGCCATATGAACTTCGTCAACTATTACGCATCTAACTCCGTCAAGAAATTCTGCAAGAGTGACGATTTCGTGTTCTAAATTTTTACTTTTTTTATCAAGAATATTTAGACTTTGCCATGTGCAAATTGTATGAGTCTTATTTAGATCTTTCCTGTCGCCGTAGTATACACCTACATCTAAACCTACATTGATAAAATCTTCTTCTGTCTGTTCAACAAGACTTTTATTAGGCACAATGGTAATTGTTCGACCTAAAGGCTCACAGAGTTGAGCTAATGTAGCTGTAGTAATAGTTTTACCAGCGCCTGTGGCAATTTCTTGTAGAGACTGAGGATTTTCAATAAATCTATTAATTGCTTCTATTTGATAATCTCGAAGCATGATAGGAGTTCCTTCTTGAGGATGTCCCTTAGGCCATACTTTGCCTTGATCTGCCCAATAGGTTTCAGTTACTCTAGGAAAATTTAATTTAACCGGGTTTCTTAAATCTTCTATTTCCGATACTTCAATATTGCTATTTTCAAGTACTTCTAGTATCTTAGGCAATTGGTTAATATAACCATTTCCTCCCATTCCAAATAGAGTAGTTTGCCCATCCCATCGGCCTAGTTTGTAGGCAGGATGATATCTAGCATAGGGAATTTCATACTTAAATGTATTTGCTAATTTTCGTCGAATTTCAACAGGTAAACCCTCAAGTTTAATGTTTACTTCGTCCCTAATAATTAATTTACATGAAGGCATCTACGTTTCCGTGTATTGGTTGTTTCAATCCGTAAAAAATTATTAAATCAACATCGCTAAAATATGTAGAACTTTTGTTGTTTCTAAAATTATTAGTGAAAGAAATAATAGTCTGTGGTTTCCAACCACTTTTTATCATAAATTTAGGTATTTTGTTATTTGAAATACCAGCAATTGATGTAGTTGGATCTAATTGTCTATTATACTTCAAAGAAGAAATAGCCTTATTAAACATGTCGCCATCTGCTTCCTTGTCATATCTAAAATAAATGCCAATGCTGTTATCAACAAATCCGCTATTCACAGAATTTTCAATAATTTCGAGAGATTTTCTGTCAGATTTTGCATCATGCCCGTCAAAAATAACCAGTAGGGGTAGCCTGTCTAATTTTTGTAAACAACCTATGATATCATCAAATGATGTTGTTTGACTGTTGATAAAAATTTTCGATTTTTTTCGTTGAGCAATGGCATTGATCAGTGAAATTTCATGGATTTTTTCATGAACATTGTACCCGTACCGAATTTTTCTATCATGCAATTTTAGTAGGTTGTCTAACGTGATTGATCCAACATTAGCTTCAACTAATTTTTTAAATTTTTCATCTTTTAAAGAAAATACATTATAGTAGTCTTTGTTAGTTTTTGCAATTTCTTTAATTTCTTGGTAAAAAATGAGGATTTTTTCGTCTATGTCAAACTGGTCTTTAAAGAATTCGGCAACCACCGCAAAAATATTTTTTTCAGTGAATGCAATGTGATATTCTTTTGAACCAACGGTGGTTATAGCACCGTTTATTTTTTTTGATAAGTCGGCTAACTTGGTTTTTAACCGTTTGTCATAGGTAAATTGAATGGCAATTTTAGTTTCATCGTCATGCCTTAGAAAGATTTTTCTAATTTTTTCAATTACACGAAATTCTCGGCTCCATCTTTCACTTTTAATTATATTTTCGGCGTCTGGGTCAAGTGAGGTAATAAAATTAATATTTTCTTTAAAAATTTTAAGTAGCAAGTTGGCTTGATTTTCGGTTAAAAAGTTTCCCTGAGACACCTGTTTGCTTAAACTAAGGAGTATGCGTTTGTCTTTGACAGAAATTTCGTTCTTTGGAAAATTTAGATGAGAATTTATTTCTAAAAGTAGATAGTCTACAGTCTTTATCGCGATCATAACGATGCATCTTCCATGCCTGCCACTCGAAGTTTAATGATATTACTAAGTTGCCACTGTTTTATATCAAGTGATTTAGTAATACCCAGCCATTTGTTGCGTAGTAAGGCAAACTCGTTGATAATTTTTTCCATATCAACAACATCTGCCTCACCGTCAACAAATTTTTCACAATCACGACTGCTAAGAGCTCGTTGATAAGTTTCTAAGTACTTTCTAAACAGAGAACTTTTTAATCTTCTAAGTTCAATGTTTAAATATTCCAAAATTGCTTCAATTTCTTGAAGCTGCGCGAATCGCATCTCTACAATACCTGGCATATTGGCAGCGGCCTTTTCAATATTTCCCGTTATACGGCTATCATTTCTTGCTGCCTGTAATTCGGCCTCAAAATATGCCACAGCATCGGGAATATTTGAAATATCCTTAGAAACTTTTGTGTACCAACTCATTCTTCGTCTTCGTCGTAGTCCCAATTATCCTCATCTTCGAGATTTTCTTCACTATCTTGATCAAGATAGTATTCGATAGCATCGTCGAGGACATCATCATACCCAATTGCTTGTTCTAGAACCTTGTCACTGATCCCATGATCGGCTAAAAGATCAATATATCTTTCTGCCAGTGCTTCATGTGTTTTTTTATCTGTGTATTCTTTGAATAACATCCAAATATCAGCAATTTGATTTTCATTCATCTAAAATTTCTCCGGTTTCCTGATCGATAGTAGATTTTACATTAGGATTCTTCGCGAAGTCAACCATCACTTTGTCAAGACAACCTTCTTCGTTACGTTCCCACTCTTTTCTGTAAAGTTTAATTTCTTCCGATCCAGCATATTTAAGTCTATTGCCTTCTTTTTGGAGAAAACCTTTTTCTTCAAACAGGTCAGTTAGTCCGCTATACGGATTCATGCCAGTTTCATAGGGAATTTTTACCTGCACAGTTTCAAATGGTTTTGCATAACGTGTTTTCATAACTTTACAGGCAGCACGAATACCACGTACTTCCGAAATTTTGTTACCGTCTTCGTCTTCTTTTAGTTTGAGCTTACGCATAGCAACTACAATAGAGCTTGCATAGATAAATCCTTGTCCGCCTGAGATTTTGTCATCCGGATCAAACATATCTTGACTGGCATAGGTATGATTAGTAGCCACTAGCCCAACATTTAAGTTACCAAACATGTTTACACAGTTGCGAACCAATGCTGTCAGCGCCTTAGGCTTACGACCCATGTCACCTTTTAAGTCGCCTGCCTCAAATTGATTGACATCAGTTGGAGTCAGCAACATACCCAAGCTATCGATGACAAATAACACCTTTGGACGATCTTCCATTGCTCTGTATTCTTTTACAAATTCATGAATAGTCTTAGCCACGTCATCGATCATGGCCATATTAAGTTTAAGCAGTTTATCTTCTGATGTATCAACGCCCAATGCTTCTAGCCATGCTTGGTCAAGAGCATTTTCACTGTCTACTAATACTACATAGATACCTTGTTCTTGTGCATGACGAATTAAATTACCGGAGCAGATAAAACTCTTGCCCGCACCACTTTCACCGGCGAATACAGTGACTTTGCCTAAAGGTACTCCTTTATTAAAATCACCGCTAATCAAATAGTTTAAGGCATAATTGCCTGTTGAAACCCAATCTGTAGGATCGTTAAAACCGACGCCAAGACCGTCGATACTTTTTGTTAATGTTTTACGAAATTTTGATAAATCAAATGCCTTTGTAGCCATAATTGTTCCTTTATGAAGCACAGATGAGGGCACGAGGCCCTCATCATGTGTTAATTTTTACTGCTTGTTGCGATTGCGAATCATAGCAAGAATATCTTCAGCACGGCCATTTGAAGCTGGCTTGCTTTCTTCTTGCTTTGCTGCCGGAGCAGGTGCTGCCTTTGCGGCAGGTTGTTCCCAAGGAGCTTCATCGTCGTCGGCTACAACAGGAGCAGCTTTGGTTGTTTTAGCAACAGGATCGCCCGTAGCTTGACTCATACCTGCTGGTTTGAAATATTGTCCCCAACGTTCCATGTCAAACGGCTCACCATCTACGGATGCTTCAAACATTTCCTTGATGACTTTAAGTTCAACTTCACCTGGTTTCTTAGGCAGGAAGTCTTTAAGATTATAAAGACCATGTGCCTTTAGTGCAGTTTGCTCATCGTCACTAAGCGGACGTTCACGACGACTCCATTTTGATGTAGAGTAGTCTGCATAGCCACCTTTTGAAGTTTTGATCAATTTAAAATCAACACCATGAAGGATGTCTGTAGGCAGATTGTCCATTTCAGGATCAAGCAAAGCACCACGGATCAATTGAAAGATCTGAGGACCAATAATAAATCTACGGATGGGATTTTCTGGTTTACTATCTTCTTTCAAACCGTCTTCTGTAACAAAGCCTTGGAAGATATATGAACGCTTCTTCCAATACTTACGACCCATGTCTTCGAGATTGGGGTCTTTAAACCATCCACGAACTTCAGAAAGAATAGGGCAAGTGCCGCCATACATTTCCATACAGGGAACTTGTACCTGCACTTGTTTGCTTTCGGTTTCGCCCTTAATGCCGGCGAATGGCAGTTTGATCATTGCACGTTCAACCCAGAAAAATGTGTTATCTGAGTCGCCGTCTGGTAAAAATCGAACAACTGCTTCTTGTCCTTCTTTTAGATTCCAAAACGGATAAATTGAATTGTCGCCGCCGGTGCGTTCTCCACCTGTTGGACGAGTTTCTTGCTCTTTAAGTTTTGCGCGAATTTCAGCTAAAGTTGCCATAATATTCTCCTATTGTTAGCCTTTAAATTTTGTTTTGCCTTTATTTGCCTAGTACCCATTACTAAACAAAAAACGCATACATTGTATTGTATGCGTTTTTATTTATGTTTGCAAGACTTATCTTGCCTAAAATATGATTTTATTTTACCAATCCTGCTAGTTTTAGAATTCTTTGAGATTCAAAAACGTTTTCAAGTTTGTGAATTACCTTTTGTGCAACAGGGCGAACATTATCACCAAACTTTTTCTCACAAGCAATTAATACTCCTTCGGCACCTTTTGGAAATGCGCCTGTAGTGTAATCGTACATTGATTTGATATATTCTATCAGTTCATTTTCTTTGTTGCCAAACACATCTTCAACTTGCAGTCCTGCTTTAGTTATAACTTCTCCTAAAGTCATTTCTTTTCCTGCAATTTGAACAACGGTTTCTGCAGTCGCGCCGGCTTTCTTTGCTTTTTCAATTGCCTTTGCCATTCCCTTCTTAGCAAGATGTTTTGCCATGTTTTTAGTTTTAATAGTATTACCAAACTTGTCTTTTTTATCGCCTGTCTTTGTATAGGGACCATCAAATGGAGGATCGTTATCTTTCTCTTCGGCCATTGGTGCTTGAACAGGAGGTGCCTCGGCGGCAGGAGCAGCAGGCGGGGCTTCGGCAGGAGCAGCAGCAGGAGCAGCTGGTGGCTCTTCTGCGGCAGGTTCAGCTGCTAGCTCTCCTTCTTCCCCAAATGTTACCTTCGATAAAACATCAGTTCCATTTTCTTTATCTTTAATTTCAATATAGTCCTTGAGCATATCTCTAATGTCTGATTCAGGATCAATATCAGCTAATTCTTTAAACACATCCATTAGCTCGTCGTCGTCGATGATATCTGATAAACTTTC